ATAAAAAGAGCACCTAAGTGCTCTTTTTTATTTTTTATGTATTAAAGTATAATACAAATTTTGATTAACTGAATGTTAAATTAGATACAGAGATTTCACCCAAGTAGTCAGCAGCATTGCCGAAGCTAGATGCTGTGTTTGTTAATTCGATATAACCATAACGAGTCATAAATGATACGACTGGTTCGAATGTACTTGGATCTAATACAACTCCAGAACTCATCAATGGGATGTATGGGCAATAGAATGCCGCTGCATCTGTCTCTGATGTTCCTTTGTAACCAACTAAAACTGATTGGCTATCTGAAGCATATGTATTTACGAATACACGCATAGCACCATTCAATGTACCAACAAACTTTGTATTTGTAGGTGCTTCGAATGTACCTTCTGTTGTACGAGCAAATGCACTTGTTGTAGCACTTTGTAATACTGTCAATGCAGCTGGACTTACAACTGCCCAGTTACCAGCACCACGACGTGTGCGTTGAGCAATCTTGTTAGCAACACGGTTGATTAAAACTGCCAATGCAGCATGTTCATCACCAACGAATGTAGCTGTACCACTTACTGCGGCTTGATCGTAAGATTCTTCTGTAGTAGCCAATGTTGATAGGCTCAATAGAATTTCTTGGTCGATTTCAGCAGTAATTTCTTGTGCTAATGCAGCCATAATTTCTGCTTCAACGTCAATACCATGTTGGCTTTGTGCGTCTTGAGCAGCTTCAAATGTCCAACGTGCTTGTAACTTACGTGACTTAGCTTCAACGGCTTGACGCAAGATTTGTACGCTGATATTCTTACCACCGTTACCCTCTAGAGTAGCTGTGTTGTTACCAGTATAGATACTAGAACTTGAACTACCGCTAGTTTGTGTTGAGTAAGCCTGAGCAATTTTGAATGGGCTCAATGCTTCTTCACCAGCTGTAACTGATGTTGCGGCTGTACTATTGTCTGTTAGACTACTAGCATAACGAACACGCAATGTGTGAATTTGACCAACTGGTCCTGTCATTGGTTGTACACCGACCAACTCGTTAGCGATAACTGTTGGCATGACACGACGGATAACTGGAAGAATTACACGGTTCAATGTAGCAATGTTACCTGCTGTAGTTGTACCTGCTGAACTTTCAGCTAATAGTGATTTACGAGTGTTTTCTAAAACTACACCCATTGTTGAGCGGCGAGTACCTTTAAGACCTTCAAGTAGGGCTTCTTTAGTCTCATCCCAACGGCTTTCTAATAGAACTTGTGACATTTTTTATTTTCTCCTAATATGTCTTTTAATTTTTAAAGCCCTGCCAAACGTCTAAGGTCGATAACATTATTTCTGTCATCGCTCTCAACTTGTTTTGTGGCAGCTTTATTACCAGTTACTTCTTTTACACTTTCAGCAAGCATAGATTTTTTAGTTTCTTTCTTTTCTGTAATTGTATTTAAAACACTTGGTAAATACTTATCAAAAGCGGCTTGTAGACGTGGTGTCTGTACGCTTTCTAGTAAGTCACGCATTATACTTGCTTTCTCCTCATTTAGAGTAGATAACAATTCATCCATAGTCTTTTGACGACTTGTAGATTCTTTAATAATACGCACTTCACGTTCTTTTGCTTCAACTAATTTCTTAGTCTCTACAACTTGTTGTGTTGATTCTGCTAATTCTTGATCCTTTTTAACTAATGCTTGCATTAGTTTACGAGTCTCAGCTTTTTCATTCAAATGTGTACTGCTGAATTCACTAGCAAAACTTTCAAAGATACGGCGACCAAAATCGTTTTCACGAGCGGCTTTAATATCTTCTTTTAATTGGCTTAGTTCACCTTTTAGATGTTTAGCTACAGATTCGTTGATTCGTTTTCCACTTTCAGCAACAAATTTTGCTTTCAATGCTTCCAACTGTTTACGACCTTCAGCAACTAACTTGACCTTTGCTTCAACTACTGCTTGTTTGTCTTGTGAGAATTCTTTTATTTCACGTGCTAATGCATGTACAATAAATTGTTCTAACTTTTCTTGACTTTCTAACTGTAGTTTACGCTCACTACGCAATTCTTTAATTTCTTCACTTAATTTTTCAATCATAAAGTTATTAAATTTACTTGCGTTTTCACGTAGTTTAACTTGTGCTTGCACACGGTCTTCATTCATTGCTTTCTTTTCAAGTTGAAATTCTTCAATTTCACTTGATAAGCCTTCTGTAACCATCTTATCTAGGGCTTCCACCATTATTGTTTTGTCATGTTCATAACGTTGTGCGAACTCCTCACGCAATTCAGCACGTACTTGTTCTTTGGCTTCATTCAACTTTGACTCCCAAGCCTCATTGATAGCTTGGCTAGTTTCTTCATTGATGATTCCGGTTTCAAGTAATGGTTTGATAGCATCTAACATGCAATATTCCCCTTATTTAATTTTGAGATCCTTGATGAGGCGTGTTACTTCCTCACGTAGATATCTCTGTACCTTCATGTCTGTTTGTGCATCTTTTGCGATATTTAATAATTTATGACCATGACGCATGTTCATCATCCCTTCATAAATTGCTTTTGGATATGCATTTGGAGCACTAGGTTGGGCGACAATATCAACCGTAACTATTTCAAAGTCACTGACCTTTCCTGAACTATCGTCAACGTTACCGCTGCCTCTAGAACTTACACCTAATTTAACTCCACTTTCTAACATAGTAGATACTAGTTGTCCCATTGGAGTTGGTAAAATCTTTAACTTGCCGAATCCGTTAGCACCGTCCATCCACATATTAGTAATCATATGTGATACACGGTCTAAGTTTATTTTTAAATCATCTGGGTGATCTACTTCACCTAACACAGATAATCCTTCAGCAATTTGTTCATTAAGAGTTTGAACGGCTGTTTCGATTTCAGAAACGGGGTAGACACGCTCATTGGCGTTCTTGACCCCACCCTGAATGAAGATACCTTTCATATAAAGGCTCTTCTTTTCACCGTCTTCTTTAACACTTTCAACGACCATTTGAGCACGGTCGAATGTTAAATTTTCCTTAAGATACAAAGCCATTGTCTCAGGTTATTTCTTAACGATTTTCTTTGTAGTTGTTGGCTTAGTTACCATTTTCTTAACAGTCTTTTTGCCTTCGCCTACGATACTTTTTGTATTTTGTCCATCATCACCATGCTTTGCTTTTGGTGCAGCTTCACCTTTTTCTTTGAATTTGAAACTGTTTGGGCTGTTACCATATTGACCAGCATGTTTGATATCTTTAGTAGTTGGGTTTAACAAGCCACCTTGTGTACCACCTTTACCAGCTTCTTGGCTACCTAGACTAACAGGTTTAGCACCTGTTTGTACAATCTTAGGTTTTGTCAATGCGATAGATTTTGTGTTTTGTCCATCATCACCGCCAATTTTGCTGTCATATAATCCAGGAACTTTTTTCAACTGAACTGATTCTTCCAATGAATCTTCTTCATCTTCTTCATCGTCATCATCGTCATCATCTTTGGCTTCCATCATTTCCTC